CGGCATCCGGTCTTCGGGCACCCAGGAGTACCCAGTGATCACCACTGCAGGCGCGGAACCGTATTACGCGCCGAGAGAGCATCGCTGCTTGCGTAAAGCGTCACTCATGATTAAAAACGTTGGGAAACTAGTCATGCGTGTGGGGTTGAGCAGCACAATCTTTGCTGCCGCCGTGATCGTGGGATGTGCCATTGTGCTTTCGTCGTTTTGGGTAATGACGTTTGCACGCATCTCGGTCGCTCAATTGTTCGCCGACCGCGTGGTTGGCGTCGTGGGAGTTTTGGCTGAGGTCGTCGGGAGTCCGGGATACGTTGCGGCTAACGCCGCGCGTTACCTCGGTCATTCGGCGATCGATCTAATTAAATCAGCCGAAGCGTGGATCGCGACGTCGATTGAAACGTGGTGGTATGGGGAGCGGCCTTGGTATGAGGAGGCACTTTTCACGTTCGCAGAGCGGCGGTTGCTGGTGATTGCCGTCATCAGCATGCTTGCTTTCGCGCTCTTAGGAGCGCTTGTTCGGCTCGGTCTTCGCATTGTCAAGAATATGCGCCGTCGTAAGGACGCCCAAGAGGCTATCGATGGCATTTTGACTGACGAGGAGGACTGGGTCGTTGTCCGCGCAACTTACTGGACCAAGGCAAAATCGGCCGGAGAAGATGAACCAAAGGTTGAGCCAGTTGAGTTGGATCCCGAAGAAGTCGCCATTGGACTACATGGTGACGATTGGGAGATGCGCGAGACTCGCGTCCTACGCAAATGTTCGTATCAAACGAAAGTTGCGTATCTGGTCGCGGCGGTGCGGGTGGAACATCCCGTGTTGCTGCAACCGTCCATTGCGAATCGTCAAATGCTCGCTCGGAAGATCAATATGTGGTTTTTGAAGCCGCATTTTAGTGGGCTAAGCGCTAGGTTTAAGGCGCGATTGATCATTGACGTTTTGCCTCTCTGCTTTAAGGCCACGCGCGACGATTTGGACGCGTCGCGAGTGGACGCCGACGAAGTGAGTAGCGATAAGTCCTCGAAGGTACGCACGCGCTATGGCGCGAGCGACTGACGGGGCCCGCAACTCGCCATGGGCTACGACCGCAGACATAATGTGCCGGAGGAACTGCTGGCCATGTTACTGAATGCGAGTCCGCCTAAGTTGGTGGTGGAGAGGACGGGACCGGAACCTGACCCGCGCCGGGTCGAGGTGTTGATGCCATTGGGCACGCATCCCGGCGTGAGTGTTCACAACTCGAACGTGTGCAATTCTCTGACAGCGGTGTTGGAGCGGGTATTCTTCGTCAAGATTAACGGGGAGTACCAGCCGCCGCCGCAGCCGGAGGACGGTGTTTTCCGACGCAAGTGTCGACGCTTCTTTGAGAAGTTCCGGCACCGACTAAGCGCGCCTAATTCATGGTCGATGACTCAGGTCGTCGAATCTTATAAAGGGCGTAAGCGGGAGGTGTATCAACGGGCTAAGGAGGAAGTCGTGCGTTGGGCTGGTCTGCCGCCGCGAGCAGAAAACATCGATGCATTTGTGAAGGTTGAGAAGCTAGTGGATTCGGGCATCCCGTACTACGGTTGTTCCAGTGGTGAGTACAAGTCGGCGCGCGATCGCGTGCCGCGCGTTATCTCGCCGCGCAAACCGACGTACGGTGTCATGTTGGCCTGTTACACTAAGCCTATTGAGCACTGCATTTTTGCGGTTATCGACAGCATCTACGGCAGGAGGACCGTGATGAAGGGGCTCAACGCTGAACGGCGTGGGCGTGAGTTCGCAGACGCGTGGAAACGATTCAAGGATCCCGTCGCTATCGGTGTCGATGCGACGCGATTTGACCAACATGTTTCGGTTGAAGCGTTACTGTTCGAATTCTCGTTCTATTTGCTGTGTTTTCAAGGCGACGAGTTGCTTCGCTTTCTGTTGTTTTTGCAGCTCGAGACGAAGGGGGTGTTTCGTGTTAAGGACGGACGCGTCAAATATTCCACCAAAGGTGGCAGGTGTTCTGGAGATATGAACACCTCGCTGGGAAACGTCATCATTATGTGTGCCTTGATGTGGACGTATCTCATGTCTCTCAGATTGATAAAGTTTGAATTCAAGAATGATGGCGATGACGGCGTCATCATTATCGAGCGCGAAGACCTGCCCAAGTTGGCAGGCGCTCGTGACTGGTTCTTGCGGTTTGGATTCCAGATGAAAATAGAAGAGGCAGTAGACGTATTGGAGCGGGTTGAATTTTGCCAGTCGCAACCTGTTCTCTGTTCTCGTGGGTACGTGATGGTGCGCAATCCGCACGTGAGTATGACTAAGGACGTAGCCAACGTTCGACCAACACAGTCTGAAAACGAGTGGAATGAGCTCCGTTGCGCCATCGGCGATTGTGGCCTGGCCCTAGCAGGCGACTTGCCGATTCTGGGTGAGTATTACGCAGCCATGAAGCGCGGTGCTACGTTTAGGAAGACGAAGATTGAGAGAGAGTTCACGGGCATGGACTACTTGGCTCTCGGATGTCATGGCGCTTATGCGCCACCTAGCGAAGATAGCCGTTATAGCTTTTGGCTTGCGTTTGGTATTGACCCGGACACGCAATCGGGGATCGAGCAGGATCTCCGTGGATGCACGATCACTTATCAGACGCCTCGAGTCGTAGATGCGTTTGCCTATCAGGAGTGGCTAACGTGTTGATCATTATTGGTGATTGAAAAGGATAGCTTCGCCAAGATTGTGCTCTGTGAAGGCCCCACAATGTGATGGGTCGAGGGCGCATGTCACCAAGAAGTAGTCGACGCGTTTGCCTTGCGCGTTTTACCGGGCCCATTGGGCCATCTTCTGCTCGATGCATGCAGGCGAGTTGCCGGAGCTCGCCGAAGAGACAATACCGGCACGGGGTCCACAGACGTAATTGCCCAAAACTGTTTCGCTTGAAGAGCGAGTAAAATTCAGTGCTAACCAAAATGCCAAGAGACTGCACGGCGCATCGCATTGCGTTGTTTGTGGATGTACAGTCCAGGTGGTTCCTGGAACCCGTGTAACCATTTTACTAGCCTTGCTAGTAGTTTCGGCAGTAATCTTTTTGATTTTCTGCTATTTCCTCATCCTCGTCGATTCCTTGTTCGACGATTGACAATTCAGCGTTTTCTCGATAACGTTCGGGAGATCAGACGCCAGATCGCCACAGGTGATCACGACCTCAACTTACGCGAAGACGAGTGGTATAACCGCTACGGCTTCAACAAACCAGAGCAAACTGACATGCCAAAGAATGGCAAGCAAAACCAACCAAAGCCCCAATCTGTCAAAGTCACCGAGCGTGTTGTGTTGCAAAACATGCGGGAGCCCCCTCCCACCGCTCGTCAGCACGAGCTCAACAAGCAGAGAGTCGCTAGACAGCGATTTCGTGCTAATGCCGCAGGCAATGCCCAAAATGTTGCCCAGTCCGCAGCTCCAGTTGCGTACGGCGCAGTCGTACGCACGAGCCGCCCCCGCATCAAAGCCATCAAGAATGGATGGAACGTAGGCCACTCTGAGTTTGCGTTTACATTCGTTGCCACGGCTAATTGGTGCAACGCGTTCGCGCCCATAGACACACCGACTCCGAGTCGGGTGAACCCCGGGAACATGCTCTTGTTTCCGTGGCTATGCAAGTTTGCGTCGCGTGCGGAGATGTACCGGTTCCGCTATTTGAAAGTTCGATTGGTAACTAAGGTGCCGACGAACACTGGTGGAAATCTGTACACGGCGTTTGATCTAGACAGTACCGACACTGCGCCTACCAACCCGGTTCAGATCATGAACTACGAGGGCGCGGCGTCCGGCCCGGTTTGGTCCAATGATGTGTCGGTCACATTGGACGTTGAAGACGCGAAAGTTGGGACGCCTACGCGCTACGTCTCGCTCGCTTTCGGCACTGGCGGAGACACTACGACGAGTCAATTCAATCGGTTGAATGATATCGCGCAGTTTTTCTTGTTCGCCGGTGGCCTTGGCGACGGTGACGGCGCAGGCACGGCCCTCTGCGACGTTTATGTAGATTACGATGTCGACCTTTTGGTGGCGCAAATTCCATCAAACATTGTGAGCACGTTTTACACGAACTTAACGACGAACATCTCGAGCGGTGATTGGGCGGGACCAGCACCTTTTGGTTCCTCCGTCACCGGCATCGTGGGTTCGATTCCGTTTGGGTTCGGGACGGCGGCCGGTCAAACCGGCTCGCAGCTCTCACTTCCAGCGCTTGGCAATTGGATTCTGCGATTGTCTTGGACGGGAGGAGTGATCGATACGGCGGCGTTCGCCGGTGTCACAGTAGCATCTGTGTTGGACATCAGCGGCGGCATCGTCAACATCGGTTACGGTGAATTCGGGTTTGGAACTGACCCGAGCACATTCCTCACCAGACTGACTTTCGCAATCGGCATCACAGTCGTCGATGCAGCGAATACGATCGCAATGACAAATTTCAATGGAGCAGGGCTGTTTTCAACCGCGCCTATACATTTCAAGATGTCCATCATCGAGCGCGGCAGCTTCCTCTTTTGAACTGCCGAAACACGGGTGGGCACAAAATGACGAGATAAAGCTACCCGTCGCCCTGAAAGAACTTCGCCCATAAACCCTCCTACGAGCCCCTGGTTCGTTGGTTGTAATAAAAATTGTAAAACCGTCATAAACATCCCGGCTGGCTACCGGGGACGACAGCATAGTCGGTGTAAAAGCACGCGCCCCTGCCAACCCAACCGGCCAAGCTACTTGTGGCAACCTGCGCAATCTAAGCGCTGTAAGGGTTATTGGTATCCCAGGTATGGAGTGTAACCGGGTAAGTTGGAGCAAACATCTTTTGTTTCCTCAGTTAGTCCGGAAACGGCGGGCAAGCGGCCGGGGGCCCTTGCTGACAGATCACCGCGGCCCGGGGTCTTGTTGCGGCGTCATAAAATCTCGCACTGGAGTGGGCTTGACGTCGCTG